CGTTGGTGTGGAAGTGGACCATGCGCAGCGTGCAGCCGAGGAGTCGCGCGATGTCGTCGCGCTTCAGTCCCTCGGCGAGGCCCGTGAGCACCTTGAGCTGCGACTCGTTGACGTCGCGGCCGAGGCGCTTCAACCGAACCAGGGGGTGCTCGGTGATGTGGAAGTTGAACTTCTGCCCGCTCAGGGTCTCGCAGGGCGGTTCGTGCAGCGCCTCGAGCACGCACACGCCGTTCTTGAACGCGCGCGACTTCTTCATGCAGAACTCGCGCTGCAACTCTGCGGCGGCCGTCATTTCGAGAACCTCGGGGGAGTGAGCAGCTTCGAGAGCAGCTGATCGACCCGGCGACCGACGTCGCCTTCGATGGTCAGGCCGCGCAACTCGGCAACGGTGTCGATGACGTGCCGGCGCAGCAGGTCGTGGTTCATCACGGCGCGCTGGGCGGCCGCGACGTCCGCGTTCAGCGCGCGACACGCCGGGGCGTCAGCCATCACCACGACGCCTTCCTCGGCGGTGATGAGCGCGTGCATCGCCGCGTCGAGGTCGCGGTCGAGGATGCCACCGAAGAAGAACTTCCCGTCCACCATCACCGACTTCGCGATGACGACGTTGGCGACGATCTCGTGGGCCTGCACGACGCGGAGAACGTCGAGCAACTGCTGCTCGGTGCTGGTGCCGTCGATCGACTTCGCGATGGCAGCGATGCGCTCGGAGGCCTTCACCGTCCACCCGCCCGCGCGTTGCGGAGTGCCCTGCCGCCGCTGCTCTTGAGGGTGCGACGGCGCGCGGCTTCCGCGTTGGCGATGCGCTCTTCTTCGAGGCGGTCGACCTCGCACGCGCACCAGAAGTCGAAGTCCATCGGCAAGTCGATGGTCTGTTCGTCGATGGTGTCGCGCAACGCCGGCAGCGACTTGCAGAAGGCGTAGACCGCCTCTTCCGTCGCGCGCGAGTTGAAGTAGCTGGACGTCGCGCCGCCGTGGCCATCGTTGCGAAGGCGCGCGGCGAAGACGCCATCGACGAAGAGCTCGCCGGTGAAGGCGACCGTCTCTTCGCTCATCTCTTCAATCACCTTGAGACTGCGGATCTCGAGATTCATTCCCACCCCTGTGCACTGCGTGTTTCCGACTCACCGCTCGGCTCGCGAGGTGCTGCTCCTCCGAACTCCGCGACGCTCCGTCCCGCCATGTCTGCCCGCCCGTCGTCTCGGTTTCGTCAACCGAGGCGCAATGTGTAATACGAAACGAATTCACAAATCAAGAGGGGTGAAATACCGGCGAGCTTGAAACGGTAAGTAGATTGTGAGACAACTGAAAAACGCTGAACAGAGGTTCGGCTTTCGTCGGACTAGGAGGAATGCAATGAAGAGTGCCGAGGCCATCCGCATGCCCAGCGACTACGACGTCCCCGACGTGACGAGGCCGTTCAGCACCCGGTTGCGCCTCTCGTCGCACGCGAAGCTCGAGCAGGTCGCCGAGCTGTGGCGTGAGATGGCTCGTCAGACCGGGAAGTCGAAGGCGCAGGTGGACGCCATCACCGTAAGTCACGTCCACAACGTGCTCATCGCTGCGAAGCTCGACGAAGAGCTCGCTCAGTGGGGCGGCTTCGCCGGGACGGACGAGCAGAAGAAGGCTCAGCTCAAGGCGCTGCGCGAGTCGGTCGCTTCCAAGAAGTAACCGAGTCCAACCCGTGACCAGCAGCGCAAAGGCCCGATTTGCGGCCTCCGCATGCGTTCTTGTCGGACGCGTCTGTTATCCATCGCCGCACGGTGCCCAAAGCGCCGTCGGTACCGGAGCGGTGTGCTTCGGTAATACTCATGAGGCGGAAAATGGTGGAGGAGAAGCTCGAGCGGATCGAGGTGTTGTTGCTGGAGATGAGAGGGAAGGTTGCGCGACTCGAAGCGCTCCTCGCTCCCAAGCCGACGGCAATGCGGTACGCGGCGGCTGCGAAGGAAATCGGAATCGGTCTGACCGCGCTGAAGGCGATGGTGCGCCGCCGCGAAATACGCACGACGAAGGTCGGCAGGGTGCCGATGATTTCGCTGGCGGAGATCGAGCGTGTGACGACTCCGACGCAGGAACGCCCGCGCGTAGAAGCAGCTGCTCGCGCGAAGGCGTGGCAGCCGATTCCGAAGAAGAAGTCCCGTCGCTAGCGGACGAGACGAAGAGCGGTGCGAGGGAGCACCGCCTTCGTCATCTGCTGGTTCACGTAGAAACGGTTCTGCGTCTCGATGCTGGTGTGGCCGACGTACGCCATGGCCAGCTCGGGCGGGACGCCGGCGATGCGCAGCCACGTGAGCACGCTCGCGCGCATGTCTCCCATGTTGAAGGGTTTGAACTTCGCGGACGGGTCGGTCTCGCGCATCTTCGCCTCGACCTGCTTGCACGCGCGGAGCAGGTGCTTCCGCAGCCGGCCTTTGGTGATGACGTGCCCGCGTGCGCGGATTCGTTTTGCGAGCTCGACGTGCGGCTCGAAGAGCAGCGCAGTGAAGTGCGGCTTCCCTCCGTCTTTGTGAATGGTGCCGACCGTGGCCAGCACTTCGGGTTTGTCGGCCGCGTCGCGACCGCGCACCGTGCCGGTCATGGCGAAGCGGCGCACCTCGGAGATGTGCCAGCCGGTGATCGCCAGGAACTCGAGCACGTCGCGAACGTGCTCAGCGAGAAGGGGGAGCACCTTCAAGACGCGCTCTTCCTCAACCGCCTTCGACTCGCCGGTTCGCTGACGGGGCTTGATGACGGGCACGGGGAGGTCGAGCGTGATGTCCTGCGCTCGAGTGATGAGCTCGCGCTCTTCGCGGAGCCAGCCGAACAACTTCCGAATCGCCTTCACCCGATGGTGCTGTTGAGCCGGCGGCTCGGCCGGCGGTTTCGGATGAAGGTGGGACTTCAGGTGCTGGCTCAGCGAGAGGGTTCGAAGGTCGGCGCCTCGAAGGTGGTTCGCCCAGTCGATGAGCAGGCGGCGAACGTCGAGGCTCCATTCGTGGCTGACGCTCTTCCGATGCCACGCGGTGAACTCGTCGATCAGCTGCAGGTCGAGCACCAGGGCGTCGCCGCCGGAGCTTCCACGGGGGTCGTACGCAGAGGGGTCTTCCTCAAAGCGCTCGAGCTGCTTCATCGCTCCGCGCAGCGTCGTGGTGTGCGTGGAGACGTGGAACTTCCGGCCGCCGATCTTCCTCTCGATGATGAACGTGCCGTTGCGCACGTAGCCGCCGGGCCAGCGCACGCGCTGAGCGGTCCCCGCGGCGTCCCGACCGGTGTTCTCGCTGGATTTTTCGCTTGGAGGTTTCATGGTTTGCGTTGACAGTATCCGGCCTTCTAAGCCGGGGGTCGTGGGTTCGATTCCCGCCGGGCGCGCTCAGTTTCCCTCTGTCTCCGAGGGAAACGCCGGTCGAACCAGGTCGCTTCAGGTCGCATCTGGTCCCCACTGTGTCCCCAAAAACTCGCACGCGAAACTGAACGGACGTGCTCCGTTCGCCGCGTCGCTCAACCTCGAAGCGAGGGGCTGAGCGATGCGCTTCGGGAGCGTGTGCTCAGGCATCGAAGCCGCCTCGGTCGCGTGGGAGCCGCTCGGCTGGAAGGCCGCGTGGTTCTCCGAGATCGCCACGTTCCCCTCGCTCGTCCTCGCTCATCGCTTCCCGTCCATCACCAACCACGGGAGCATGCTTGGCCTCGCAGACAGACTTTCTGGAGCTGATCGCTCCATCGACCTCCTCGTCGGAGGAACGCCCTGCCAGTCCTTCTCCGTCGCAGGACTCCGAGCTGGACTTGCTGACGAGCGCGGCAACCTCGCGCTTGAATTTGCTCGACTGGCTCAGGCGCTTCGGCCCCGCTGGCTCTGTTGGGAAAACGTCCCTGGAGTCTTGTCGTCCGAACGCGGACGGGACTTTGGAGCCATCGTCGGGGGGCTGGTCGACCTCGGGTATGACTGTGCGTGGCGAGTGCTGGACGCTCGATTCTTCGGAGTTCCCCAGCGCCGCCGTCGAGTCTTCCTTGTCGGATGTCTTGGAGGTGGGCCCGCTGCCGGAGCGGTACTTTTTGAGCGCACGGGCCTGCGCAGGAATCCTTCGCCGCGCAGCAAAACGCGGGAAGACGTTGCCGGCACCGTTGGAAGCGGCACTTCGCGCCGTGGCTGGAACAGCGACACCGACCGAATGACCTTCGTGCCCGAGGTGGCGGGCACGCTGCGCGGCAACCAGCAGCAGAGCGACTTGCCTTCCAACGGCCGCGCGTTCGTGGCGGAAGTCGCGCCTACGTTGCAGACGCAGCAGCGACGCGTCGACGTCGACAACGCGCTGGGCTTGATCATCGGAACGAGCGCCGAAGGCGGTGAGGGCTTCACCCTCACCTCTTCCAACCTCGGGAAGACGGTGAACAACCAGACTCCGCTGCTCGCGTTCGACCCGACGCAGGTGACGCATCCGGAGAATCGCTCGAGCTGCGCTGGTGACTCGGCCGCCCTCGCGAAGTCGGCTCGTCCGCCGCACATCGCGTACTCGTGCATCACCGGCGACGTCACGCACGCGCTGCTCTCCGAGGGCGCCGACGCTTCGGAAGACGGAAGCGGACGCGGCACGCCCATTGTTGCGCCAACACTCGAGGCGACCGACGGCGAGAAGTGGGGAAGCAATCAGTGGGTCGACAAGTCGGTCGAGCTGCTGAACGCGCAGGCCGAGCTCGGCTGGAAGGTGCGTCGACTGACGCCGCGTGAGTGCGAGCGGCTGCAGGACTTCCCCGACGATTGGACGCTCGTGCCCGGGGCGAGCGACTCGACGCGCTACGCCGCGCTCGGAAATTCGATGGCCGTTTGCGTGATGCGGTGGATCGGCCGGCGCATCGGCCTCGTCGACTCGATTCTCTTCGGAGGTGCAGCGTGACCGAGACGCTTCGAGCTCCGTTCCCGTGGTTCGGTGGAAAGCGTCGCGTCGCGGCCGACGTGTGGCGCGCGTTCGGTCACGACGTGCCCAACTACGTCGAGCCGTTCGCCGGCAGCTTGGCGGTGATGCTCGCGCGCGAAGGCGAGCCGCTCATCGAGACCGTCAACGATGCGGACTGCTACCTCGCGAACTTCTGGCGGGCGGTGAAGTTCGACCCCGAGGCCGTCGCGCACCACGCCGACTGGCCGGTGAACGAAGCCGACCTGCACGCTCGGCACCGCTACCTCGTTTGGCAGGGCGACTTCCGCGAGCGCATGAAGACGGACGCGCTCTACTTCGACCCGCTCATCGCCGGCTGGTGGGTGTGGGGCTTGTGCGCGTGGATCGGCTCGGGCTGGTGCAGCGAAGGGAACTGGAACCCCGAAGCGAGGCCGCGCGGTGAAGTGCCGCACGAGCAGCGCCGGCGCATTCAGCTCCAGCGCGGCGGCCGTGGCGTGCACTCGCACGCGAACTCGGTGAACTGGCAGAGGTTCCAGGTCAACGGTCGCCAGCGTGGCATCCACGCGCAGAGCGTCTCTTCCGAGTGGGAGACGACGCCGCTGCTCCGCGGCTCGCGCGGTGCGGCCGGGCAGGGCATTCACAGTTCCGGTCTCACGCGTAAGAAGCCGGGCCTCGGCAACGGAAGCGGAAGTGGCACGGGGGTGCACTCGCAGGCGCCCGTGCTCGACTGGATGCGCCGCCTCTGCGACCGCCTCCGCCGCGTGCGCGTTTGCTGTGGCGACTGGACGCGCGTGATGACGCCTTCCGCGCTCGAGCAGGTCGGCGTCACCGGCGTCTTCATCGACCCGCCGTACCTCGGCGAGCTGCGCACCGAAGGACTCTACGGCGTCGACAGCAACACCATCTCCGACGACGTGCGCGTGTGGTGCGAGGAGAACGGCGCCAACCCGAAGCTGCGCATCGCTCTGTGCGGCCTCGAAGGCGAGCACAACGCCCTCGAGAAACACGGTTGGTGGAAGCACGAGTGGAAAGCGTCGGGTGGCTACTCCGCAGCTGCCGGCAACGCTGACGCCGGCAGCAATGAGCGCATCTGGTTCTCCCCCGCGTGCGCCGCCGCCGTCGCGCAGGGCGATCTCTTCAACCGAAAGGAAGCGTCATGACGACGAAGACGTTGTGCGTGCACTGCGAGGGCTGGAGTTGCGAGCGCTGCAGGAACCAGGTGCTCGAGAAGGCCGGCGGTGATCAAGGCCTCTCTGAGATTGAAATCGAGGTGCAGCAGCTCCGCGCGCGCGTTCGTGAGTTGGAAGAGAACACGCGCGGCCTCGCGAAGCGTCACCGCGAGGAGTTGGACCGGTGCGCGCGAGAGAGCGGCGCCACGTTCGGCGAACTCGACAAGTTCAAGGCGGACGCGGTCGCGTTCCTCACCGAGCGCAACTCACTCAAGGGCGACCTCGCGGCGGCAAAGACGCAGCACCAGCGCGAGCTCGCCGAGATTCAGCTGGTGGTCTTCGGCCTCGTGCGGTGGGGCTTCGACCCGAACACCGCCAGCGCCGACGAGGTGAAGCGCGGTCTCGCAGAGGTCTGGACGCAGCTCGACGCCGCTCGCGCCGACAAGACGCTCGACGAGTGGCGCACGCGTGCGCTCGAGGCGGAGGCGGAAGTCTCGCACCTCGAAGATTCGGTCATTCGCCGTGGTGGGCAGGCCGGCACGTTGATCAACCTGCTTCGCGGCGCACCTCCCGAGGGTTGCTCGTGGAGCACGCACGACCTCGTCGACGTCGCGCACGACGTGGTGATCGAACGTGACTGGTTGCTCGCCGCGACGCTCGACCTCGCCGACTTCGCCGACACGGTGATCGACTCTGATGGCGAGGTGCGGCGCTTCACGCACTCGCTGGTCTCGGCCGTCGAGGAACGCATCAAGGCGCGAGGCACGTGGTGAAGCCGGGCGAGGTCGACGTGCTTGCCACGATGGCGCGTGAGGTGCGGAAGGCCCGCGCCGCCGCGAAGCGTGCGCTCACGTCGCTCTCGTACCTCGGCAACGGCAACGGCAACGAGGAACTCCGCCAGCAGCAGCGCGGAATCATCAACGCGCTCGACGCTCAGCTGAAGGCCCTGCGCCGCAAGCTGTCGAGCCGCTTCAACGAGGGGACCGATGCGCGGAGAGATTGACCCACACATTCCATTCATTCAGGTCGACCGCTCGGTCGCACCGCTGGCCGCGAAGCTCGCGCCGGTGCTCAAGGTGACGTACCAGCACGCGCGCGGCGGCCTGGATGTCTTCTGGGAGAACCTCGCCGACCGGCGACTCCTGAGCGACGGCGCCGGCGGCGTGAAGGCGGAAATCGCGCTGCCGGCGAAGGAGTTGGAGACGCGGCTGTTGCTCGCCTTCGGCGTTCCCGTCGACCTCGACCTCGCCGTGGTGGTCGGCATCATCGACCGGCGCAGCGATGGCCTCTTCCGGGTGCGCGGCATGTCCCGCTACCTCAACATGGAGGCCGGCCGCCTCTCGAAGAAGGGCGGGAAGAGACAGGGGTCGAACCCCGAACCGGAGCGGGGTGACACCCCGGTGTCACCGGGGTCAGACCCCAGTGACATGCAGGACGACACCCCGATCGTGCCCGTGTCACACCCCGGAGAGGAGAGAGGTAAGAGGGTAGAGGGTAGAGATCCTTCTTCTTCAGAAGAAGAAAAGCGCGGCGAGCTCCAGTTCGACCTCTCGCCCCCCGTCCCGCTGTCCGACTTCGCCGCGATGCACCCCCAGCAGCAGCTGCTGGTCGCGGAGAGCTGGACGCACCAAGACTTCTGGAAGCACGTCGAGTGCGTCAGGCGCTCGTTCCGCTGGCCGGCTGAGCGCTGGCCGAACGCGAACAAGCTCAAGAGCTGGTGGTCGCTGGCGCGCAGCGGCGGCCGGATGGTCGGTGACCTGCTGCTCACGTGGGTCGCCTTCGCGCGCACGCCGCACTGGCAGAAGGCCGACCCCAAGGCCCCCTTCGGCGCCTTCATGACGGAGTGGCACAAGTACACGCCCGCGGAGGCCTCCGTCCTGCGCCCTGACGTCGAGGCGTTCCTCACTGCGCTGAAGCGGCTCGAGGGGCACGTCGACGACGTGAGCGCGGTCGAGCGCGTCAGGTGGACCGTCGAAGGCGACAGGCTTCTCGGCGAGAGCACAGACGACTGGGCGGTGACGTGGTGGCACGACCAGGCGCTGCCTCCGATGGTCGAGTTGAGGCGCGCGTCATGAGCGACGCCTTCACTGTCTTCGCGTGGCCGAAGCAGAACAGGTGCGAGCGCTGCGGTGACGCGTGGTGCATCGGCCTCGCGTGGGGCGTGCGGCTCTGCTCTAGCTGCTGGTCCGACTGGTGCGCCGACAAGTCGATGGGCACGGCCGCCATCAACGCCGCGCTCGGGTTGCCGAACGCGCCCGAGCTCTACGTCGCAGCGAACTTCACGTTGTACGCGTCCGAGGCTCGACGGAGGACCGTCGAGTGGGCGCAGAAAGGCAAGGCAGCATGAGGCGTCAGTTGAAGCGAGAGAACGAGTTGATCGAGCGAGTTGCTTTCGTAATTCGCTTCATGGGCTGTGGTCCCGATGTCACCGGCGATCTTGCGATCGAAGACGTGCGCGACGCGTTCTGCGCCGCGAGCGACAAGCCGCTGCGCCCCGCCGACGTCTGGGACGAGCGCATCGAATACGGCTTCTGGAAGGACGAGAACGGCGGCGATTTGAGCGAGGGCTGGAGCGTCTCGTGCGGTTCGTATGGCGAGGGCCACGTCTTCAGTCCTGAAGCCTACGGGGCGATCGAAGTCGCCCGCGTCATCGTCGAGTGCGAGCGCGAGCAGATTCGCCGCTGGGCCGGGGTGCTCCCGTGAACGGCTCGATCTCTGCGCAGGACCAAGCGCGAGCGGTGAAGATGGGCGAGCCGAAGGGTCGCGTCACCGTCGGCTGTGACATCACGTTCGACTGGCTCGATCGCCTGCGCTTGCTGTTTCGCGGGCGGTGCAGCGTCGTGATGGTCGTTCGCGTTCAGAACGAACCGGGGCTGGTCGCTGCGCTGCCGGCGCACGTCGACGTGACGCCGATTCTTCCGCGGCGTCGGCTGGTGATCGAGATCGGCGGAGACGAGGTGACTCGTGATTCTTGAGCTCCCGATGCCACCGTCCGCGAACGTCTACTGGCGCTGGTCGAAGCGGCGCGGCGTTCACCGCTCGAAGAAAGCGAAGGCATACATCGCGAAGGTGCGCCGGCTCTACGCGCCGCGGCCGCTCACCGAGCGCGTCTCTGTGCGCATCGACGTGCACCTGTGCCGCGGCGACGTCGACAACCGCGTGAAGGTGACGCTCGACGCGCTGAAGGGCCTGGCCTTCGTCGACGACAAGCAAGTGCGCTCGTTCGAGGTGCACGGCTACGAGTCGAGCTCGAAGACGGATCGCGTGGTGGTGCGCATCGAGCCGCACGTCCCGGTGCGGTCGATGGAGGACGACCCCGACTTCAAGCCGGACCCGCCGGGATGGAAGTGGCCGGCCGCCTTCATCGCCGAGCAGAAGCGTGCGCGCGCGTCGAAGGGCTTTCACACGCCGATGCCGGCGCCCACCCTCGAGAACGGCTTCGCCTACGCCGCCAAACCGAACGTGGTGAAGCCGCGATGAACGACCTGTTCGACTTTCAGACCGAGCAGGCCTTCGCGAACATCGCGCCGCCCAAGCGCTTCGGGTGCGGCATGTTCGATCCACCCTGGAAAGAGCAGGGCGGCGGGAAGGTGAAGCGCGGCGCGGACCGGCACTACCCGCTGATGGCTACGAAGGACATCGCGAAGCTGCCCGTTCGCGACCTCTTCCTGCCCGACTCGCACATGTGGCTGTGGGTGACGAACAACTTCCTCGAGGACGGGCTCGAGGTGATGCGCGCGTGGGGCTTCCAGTACATCTCGAACGTCGCGTGGGGGAAGGTCGACGAGAACGGGCGCATTCAGCAGGGGCTCGGCCAGTACATCCGCGGCGCCCACGAGCTCTGTCTCTTCGGCCGGCGCGGTCAGCCACCGTACCGAGTCGACGCCGGCGGCGTTCGAGCGCAGACCCCAAGCCTCATTCTCGCGCCGCGCACCGAGCACTCCGTGAAGCCGCAGGAGTTCTACGACGCTGCCCGCCGCGTCTCGCACGGGCCGTACCTCGAAGGCTTCGCTCGCATCGAGCGGCCAGGCTGGGAGCGGTGGGGCAACGAGGTCGAGAGCACGGTGCACATCGCGTCACCAACGTGAAGTCCCCGGTTCGCGCCGGAAAACTCTTCGCAGTATCGAGGTGCTTCATGAAGACGTGGCCCGACACCGAATCCCTTCGCGTCGATGCCAACGCGGCGCTCGCTGATCTCCGCATCGCCGCACGCAGCTCGGTCGTGCAGCACGAGCCGGCCGACTGCGCGCGGTACGCGGACATCATCGAGGCGCTCATCATGCTCTCGTTCACCCCGCTGTACGTCGCACCCACCACCACCGAAGGAACGCCCACATGAGCAGCAAGCACCGCGACCCCAAACACCCGACCGAAAAGCAGATTGAGGTGGTCGGCAAGGCCCTCGAGCGCATGAAGCGCGAAGAGCTCGAGCGCCTCGGCGAGCACTTCCAGGCGTTGCAGACCGAGCAGTCGGCGGCCGTGTCGACGCGCAACACGCTGCTCGCCGCCATCGTCCAGCACGGCGGCATGTCGGTGCTCCCCGCCACCGCGGCCGAGGCGGAGCAGTTCTGCGACCGCATCGAGGTGCTCGCGAAGGTGCTCGCGCGCCGCCACAACGCGGAACGGCACGTGGCACTGAAGGAGTTGGTGGCCGAGCTGAAGGTGCGCGACCTCCCCGACCACCTCGTGTGGGCGGCCGCGAAGGCGGGCGTCACGATCTTCGACAACCCGAACGCGCCGGCCGCGCCGTCCACGCCGGTCGGCGACGACGCTCCGCGCATCATCACGAGCTGAGCGTGAGCGCGCTGCCCCGCCAGAAGTGCATCGTCGACGGCTGCCCCGAGCTCGAGGAGCTCGTCAACGGGCGCGCCGCTGGCGGGCTGTGTCAGGCGCACCGCCGGCGGAAGCAGCGGAAGAGCTCGACCGTGGCCTTCGAGGCTCCCATCCAGGAGCGCTTTCGCCCGCGCACGATGCGGAGCGCCCGGGCGCTGTTGCGTGAGAAGGCGCTCGCGTTCGCCGACGTCGACGCGCTCGACTTGAAGGCCTTCCAGCGCGCCGACTGGAACCTCGGCTACGCCGCGCAGCAGTACGTCGAGCAGCTGCAGGCGAAGCGCGCGCGGCGCGCCCAGCGGGTGACGCACGCGCCCACCCCGCCGAAGGTGATGCGCCGGCGTGGGTGAGCTCGCCGAGTTGCTCGGCCCGCGCCGCTGGTTGATTCGCCAGGGTGTCGGCGTCGCGGTGCTGGTGCGAGAAGGCGACCCCGACATGCCGATGCTCGAGCGCGTCTGCCCGCGCGTCGTCCACGAGTTCGACGAAGATGTCGAAGAAGCGAGAGCGCTTGAAGTCTTCCGGCGCGCATGGGCACGCTTTCTGTGTCCGCGAATCCTTGTGAGGCATCGTGAAGCCACTGACGGAAGAGCAGCGCGTCGCCCTCGTTGACCGGCTGACTGGCGAGTTCGAAATCCCGCGCGAAGTCGTGGAGAAGATGCTCGACGCCGCGCGCCCCGATGCCCTCGTGTGTCGCGTGGTGGAGTCGCGAGAAGAGAACGGCCAGTACTCCATGCGCGTGTTCGTGCCCGTCGCGCGTGGCAGCGCACCGAAGGTTCGCTTCAATTACGTGCTGCACGTGAATCCGTGGACCGTGCGTGGTGACGCGGAATTGCGGAAGGCCGCTGCGGAAGCGGCAAACGAGGCCCGCGTGGCCGGGGTGAGGGGCATGCCCGGCGGGGTGCAGGTAGTCGACGAAGGCGCCGTGCCGAACGCACCGTGTGCTCATCGTGATCGCGTGCGTGAGTTCATGGGGGACGGCGTGTGGCTGCGCTGCACGCAGTGTGGACAGGCGCTGCGTCGATGGTGAGCCCCGCTTCGTGAAGGGTGCCAGCAGACGCGCACGCTGAGTGCGTGTCGAAGCCCACCCTCACCCCGAAACAGGTGCTGTTCGTCGAGGCCTACCTCAAGGACCCGACCAACCAGGCCGCCGCTGCCATCGCCGCCGGCTACAGCGAGCGGAGCGCGTACAGCTGCGCGAGCCGGATGCTGAAAGACCGCAAGGTTGCGGCCGAGATTCAGAAGCGCATGGACGCCAGGGCCGATCGGGTCCAGGTGAAGAGTGACGACGTGCTGCGCGAGACGATGCGGCTCGCCTTCGTCGACATCGGCGACGCGTTCGACGACAACGGGCAGCTCCTCCCGCTGAAGAAGATGTCGCCCGAGGTGCGCCGCGCGCTGTCGAGCGTGAAGGTGCGCATCACGGAGGAAGACGGGCCCGTCCTCGAGTTGAAGCTCTGGGACAAGGTGAAGACGCTCGAGCTGCTGGGGCGCCACCTCAAGCTCTTCGGGGAGCACAAGGAAGTCGAAGTGAAGGTGACGCTCGAGCAGCTCATCACGCAGGCCGCCGCGGAAGAGAAGGCGGAGGGCGAGTCGGCTGAGGCGCGGCACTGATGTCGGCCATCGGCTCAGCGGTCCAGCACATCAAGCGCTGGCGCAGCGACATCATCTCCTTCGTGAAGGAGCAGCTGCGCGCCGTGCCCGACAAGTGGCAGGTGCGCGCGCTGCGCAGCATCCAGCGGAACAAGCGCGTGTGCATGAAGGCCTCGAAGGGCCCGGGCAAGTCGACGGTGCTGGCGTGGGCCGCGTGGTGGTTCCTCGTGTGCTTCGCGCACCCGAAGGTGGTGTGCACCAGCATCACCGAGGACAACCTGCGAGACGGCCTGTGGGCCGAGATGTCGAAGTGGCAGCAGAAGAGCGAGTTTCTGAAGGCGCACTTCACGTGGTCCGCGGAGCGCATCTGGTGCAACGACGCGAAGCAGACGTGGTGGATGTCGGCGCGCACGTGGGCGAAGGGCGCGTCGGCAGACCAGCAGGCCAACACCCTCGCCGGCCTCCACGCCGACGCGGTGATGTTCATCGTCGACGAGGCGGGTGGCGTGCCCGACGCGGTGGTTGCGGCGGCCGAAGGTGGCCTCGCGAACGCCGACAAGTCGGAGGGCCGCATCGCGAAGCTGGTGCTGGCCGGCAACCCGACGCACACCGAAGGCCCGCTCTTCCGCGCTTCGACGGTCGAGTCGGGGCTGTGGGACGTCATCGAAATCAGCGGTGACCCGGACGACCCCGAGCGCGCACCGCGCGTGTCCATCGAATGGGCGCGAGAGCAGATTCAGAAGTACGGGCGAGAGCACCCCTTCGTCCTCGTCAACGTCTTCGGCAAGTTCCCTCCGCAGTCGGCCAACACGCTGTTCGGCCCCGACACGGTGCGCGAGGCGATGAAGCGCGACATCGAGCCGGCGCTCTACCGCGACGAAGTGAAAATCATGGGCGTCGACGTCGCACGCCACGGCGACGACCGCACCGTCATCGCGCTGCGCCAGGGTCGCCTCGTCTTCATGCCGCGCATCCTCCGCATCGCGGACACGATGCGCATCGCTGCCGAGGTGGCGCGCGCCATCAACGAGCACAAGCCGGCCGCGTGCTTCATCGACATGGCCACGTTCGGCGCGGGCGTCGTCGACCGGCTCCGGCAGCTGCACTTTCCCGTCATCGGCGTCTTCGCAGCGGAGAAGCCCGTCACGGACACGAAGTACGCCAACCGCCGCGCGGAGATGTGGTTCCGCATGTCCGAGTGGCTCACCAACGGAGAGGGCGGCGTGCTGCCCAACATCCCCGAGCTCGTCGCCGAGCTGACGGTGCCCACCTACCACTTCGACGCGCACGACAAGCTGGCGCTCGAGAAGAAGGCCGACATCAAGAAGCGCACCGGCACGTCGCCCGACATCGCCGACGCCATCGGCTTCACGTTCGCCCAGCCCGTCGCCTCGCGTGAGGTGCAGGAAGAGCTCGGCGCCATCCGCGACGGCGACATCGACAACCCGCTCGATCGCGACCCCTACGGAGGCTGAACATGGGCATGGGACAGGAAGGCACCACCGCGCGCATCAACATGTCGGACGAGGAGCGCGCCCAGTTCGAAGACACGCACAAGGCGCGTCCACAGGCGTTCCGCTCGAGCGACACCACGTACCTCGAAGCGCTGCGCCGTCGCGGCCTCATTCGCTCGGGGCTCGGCGGTGACGCGCTCGGGAAGCGAGGCGACGGGAAGGCCGGCTTCGAAGACCTCCCGCCCGACATCGCCGACTTCGTGATGCGCGACACCAACGGGCGCGTGCGCAACGCGCGGAAGGGCAGCACGGCCGGGGCGCTCACCACGGCGCTCGGTGGCCAGTCGCTGCTCGGGGAGTACTGAGATGCTCGACACGGCCGAGGAAGCGGAGACGCGGAAGAAGGCGAAGCGCGGCTCGAGCGAGGAGCACGAGGCCGTCAAGGCGCTCGACCGGCGCTTCGCTGCGCTGGAGACCATCCGCTCGACGTGGCTCAAGGACTGGGAGCAGCTGGCGCACTACTTCCGTCCGCGCGGCTTCCGTCGCACGCAGACCGACACCAACAAGGCGAGCCGCAAGGACTTCATCGACATCATCAACGGGCGGCCCATCATGGCGGCGCGCACGCTGGCCGGCGGGATGATGGCCGGCATCACCAGCCCCTCGCGCCCGTGGTTCCGCCTCACCGTCAACGGTGACGACGAGCTGAAGGAAGACGGCGACGTGAAGGCGTGGCTCGCCGACGTCGAGGGCGTGCTGCGTGAGCTCATCGCGCAGACCAACATCTACAAGGTGCTGCCCTCGCTCTACGAGGACATCGGCCCGTTCGGCGTGTCGGCGATGCTCGTCGACGAGGACGAGGAAGACGGCGCGCGCGCGTACCACTTCACGCTCGGCACCTACTGCCTCGCGGCCTCCGCGCGCGGCGACATCGACACGCTCTTCCGGCGCACCACGCGCACCGTCGCCCAGTGCATCAAGAAGTTCGGCCTCGAGCGGTGCAGCGAGGCCATCCGCAACGCAGCGACGGCCGGCCGCGTCGACGAGACGGTGGAGCTGAAGCACGCCATCTTCCCGAACGACAAGCACATCCCCGGCGCGTACGGCGCCGAGGGCAAGCCGTGGCTCAGCGTGTGGTGGGAGGCGGCGCTGCCGGCGAACGCGGGTTTCCTGCGCCGCGCCGGCTACCACGAGAAGCCCTTCATGACGCCGCGCTGGGGCACCGTCGGGGACGACGTGTACGGCCACGGCCAGCCGGGGGACCTCGCGCTCGGTGACGCGCGCGCGTTGCAGACGCTCGAGAAGCGGAAGGGGCAGGCGGCCGAGCGCATCATCTCGCCGCCGATGGTGGCGCCGTCGGCAGCTGCGACGTCGCGGCTCAAGCTGCTGCCCGGCCAGACGGACTTCGTGGACGCGCTCGGTGCCAACCAGACGCTGCGCCCCGCCTTCGAGGTCAACCACCAGGCGCTGCCGGCGGTGTCGGCGGAAATCCTCATCCACCAGGAGCGCATCGACCAGGCCTTCTACGCAGACCTGTGGCTGATGTTGCAGAACTCCGAGCGCGAGATGACTGCGCGCGAGGTGCAGGAGCGCCGCGAGGAGAAGCTGTTGCAGCTTGGCACCGTGCTCGAGTCGCTGCAGGACGAGCTGCTCGACCCGCTCATCGACCGCATCTTCGCCATCGCGCTGCGCCAGGGCCGCATCCCGCCCGCGCCGGAGCCGCTCCAGGGTCGACCGCTCAAGGTGGAGTACATCAGCATCATGGCGGCCGCGCAGAAGCTGCTCGCCACCACGGGCATCGAGCGCATCGCCACGTTCGCCGCCAACCTCGCCGCGGTCGAGCCGGGCGTGTTGGACAAGCTCGACGTCGACCAGGTGATTGACGAGCTCGCCGACGCGCTGGGCGTGCCTCCGTCCATCATCCGCAGCGACGAGGCCGTGGCCGGTCTCCGTCAGGCGCGGGCGAAGCAGGCGCAGCAGCAGCAGGCCGTCGAGCAGGCGGCCGTGGGCGCGAAGGCGGCGAAGGACTTGGGGAGCATCGACGCGACGAGCGACACCGCGCTCAGCCGCATCGCGAAGGGGCTGGGCGTCAGCCTCTAATCACTCTTCGACGCCGGCCAGCTTCTGCGCGTGGTCGAGCTCTTCCCTCTGCGAGAGCACCCACAGCGTTGGGCACACGCGCTGCGCCTCGAGCACCAGCTTCGCAGCGACGTCACGGCGTCCCTCGCGGATGAGCAGCTCGCGCTCGGTGAGCTCGGTGTTCACGCCGTGCAGGAAGCACGCGTCGATGATGCGCCGAACGAAGGCGCGGCCCTGGACGGTGCCCATGACGGCGGCGAGGTCCGCGTCGGCGCGCTGCTGCGCTTCGTTCTTCGTCTCGTTCGCCATGCGTGAGTCGTAGCAGCGGCACCGCGCAAACGGGAGGCGTGCCAGCACGGCCACAGCCTTGCGCTCATGACCACACCGAGCGGCAACGCGAGCGACAAGAGCGGCGGCAGCGGCACCGAGGGCGGAGACGGCAAGAGCGGCGCGGGCGCGGCCGGTGCCGACTCGAAGGTGACCACGCCTCCCGCGAAGGGCGCGCTCTCGCAGGCCGCTGGTGAAGGTGGCGACGAGACGGGTGACGGGAAGGGTGACAGCAAGAACGACGGCAAGGGCGGCGACGCCAAGCCGCTCGAGCTGAAGCTCCCCGACGGCTTCAAGGTCGACGACGCGCACGTCACCGCCTTCAAGGCGCTGGCGACGGAAGCGAAGCTCGACAGCGCGACCGCGCAGAAGCTCTTCGACCTGCACGCCACCATCGAGACGGCGCGCTCGAAGGCCGGCGACAAGGCCATCGCGGACCAGATTTCGAAGTGGGACGCGGCCAACCAGGCGGACCCCGACATCGGCGGAGCGAAGTGGAAGCAGTCGCTCAGCGAGATGGGCCGCGCCATCAAGCACTTCAAGCTCGAGAAGGCCGTCGAGGTGCTCGCGGCCGCGGGCCTCGATTCGAACCCGGACATCGTTCGCATGTTCGTGAGCTCGGGTCGCGCGCTCGCCGAGGACAAGCAGAAGGACGGCGACGAGCGGAGCGACGGCAAGAAGCCGCCGCCCAAGAGCATCGCCGAGCGCTGGTACGCGCGGACCCTCGCCCAGCGCGGCGGGAAATCCGCCTGACGACTTCGCCCACCACCACCGGCGGCGAAGAGGGCCGCCACTTCGAAGGGAACTGAAACGTGGCAACCATCAACCAGAACGGGCTCCCGACGCTCTTTGACCTCGCGAAGCGCATGGACCCCGACGGGTCCATCGCTGAAATCGCCGAGACGCTGACCATCGAGTCGCCGCTGCTGCAGGACTTGCAGTGGAAGGAAGCGAACGGCGTGGACGGTCACCTCGTCACGACGCGCACCACGCTGCCGGCCCTCACGTGGCGCCGGTACAACGAAGGCATCGACGCCGCGAAGTCGAACACCGGCCAGTACACCGAGACGCTCGGCATGCTGGAAGGCCGCTCCGTCGTCGACGTCGATCTCGCGAAGCGCAACGGCAACTCCGACGCGTACCGCCAGAGCGAGGACAAGGCCTTCGTTCAGTCGTTCTACCGGACCCTGGAGACCGCGTTCTTCTACGCGTCGACCAAGACCGACCCCGAGCAGATTCACGGCCTCGCGCCGCGCTTCGATGCGCTCTCGGGCCTGACGTACCAGTCGCAGGTCATCTCATTCGGCGCGGCCGCCGGCGCCGACAACTCGTCCGTGTGGCTCATCGGTCACGGTGACCGCAAGGTGTACGGCCTGTACCCGAAGGGGGAAGAGGGCACCGCCGGCCTGTCGCAGGAAGACATGGGCATCGAGTACGAGGCGGACTCGAACAACAAGAAGTTCCGCGCGTACCGCACTCACTTCCAGTGGAAGTGCGGTCTGTGCGTCGAGGACGCGCGCTACGTCGTGCGCCTCTGCAACATCGACGACGACGTGCTCGTCGACACGGGCAACGCGCTCATCTTCAAGCTGGCCGAGATGCTCGAGCAGATCAACTCGCTCGAGGGCTGCAAGCCGGTCTTCTACATGAGCCGCCGCGTGCGCTCGTTCCTGCGCCGTCAGTGCATCGACTCGACGAAGAACAGCACGCTCACCTACGAGAACGTCGGCGGCAAGCCGGTGCTCATGTTCTCGGGCGTCCCCATCCACCGCTCGGACGCCATCCTCAACACCGAGAGCCCGGTCACCTGATTCGGCTGCGCCCGCGCAGCTCGGCGGGCGCGCCTTCACCTCGTCGCACCACGAAAGACTCCAATGCGTTTCGATCGCCAGAACCTCATTTCGGACAAGCAGGCCATCACGGTCACGGCCGTCAGCACGGACAAGATCGACCGCAAGGGCGGCACGCCGGGCTTCACGCTCGACAACCTCGGCAACACGCCGAAGGACGACCCGAGCCGCTCGCCCGAGCTCATGTTCATGTTCACCGTGACGGAGCAGTTCACCGCCGCCGGCGCCGCGACGTTGCAGATCGACCTCGTGGCCGACGATGACCCGGCTCTCGGTTCTCCGACCGTGCTGGGCTCCACCGGCCCCATCGGCAAGGCGCTCCTCGTTCCGGGGAAGAAGTTCTTCCTGAACGTGCCCCAGCACGCGCTCGACGCCGATCGCTACATCGGCGCCAACTACACCGTGGCGACCGGCCCGATGACGGCCGGGAAGATCACCGCGGGCGTCGTCACCGAGTCCGGCGTGCAGACCGCGCCCGGCTCCAGCTCGTAACCGACGTGCTGGCGCGCGACGGTGTGGGCCTGATGCGCGTCCAGCACCCGCTCTCCATCGTGGGGAGCGGGAGTTCTCCCGAAGAATTCCGAAGCACCGCAGTCCCATTGATCACCGAGGTCCCCGATGGCTGAGCCGACGAAGCAGAACGAGAAGCAGACCGACGAGCGTGCGCAGAAGCGCGTGCGCCTGAGCGAGAAGGACATCGCCGAAATCCGCAAGACGTACGCGGACCCGGAGATGCGCGAGACCCTCGTGCAGGAGCCCTACGAGGTGATGCAGGCCTTCTTCGCCGACCCGAAGAACATGGCGACGCGCACCGAGGCGGAAGAGCTCGCCATGCTCGAGGTCGAGGTCGAGCGCCTCGAGCGCCGCGCGAAGCTGAACAGCCTGCGTGCGCGCGGTGAAGAGCTGCGCAAGGTGCTCGACAAGGCCGTCGAGGAGACCTTCGTCACCGGCCCCGAGTCGACCGGCCCGAAGGGCATCCGCATCCCCGCGAAGTTCAAGGGTGCGATTCGCTACCTCGTGCGTCTGCCGTACCCCCGCGCGAAGGACAGGGTGTACGCGCCCGGCGAGGAGATCACCCTCATCGACGAGCGGCCGTCCCGCGCGCTCGAGCGCATCGTCGAGAGCGAGAAGTCGAAGGCGCTGGCGACCCCGGTCGCTCCGCGCACCCGCGCCGCTGATCAGGCGGTCTGAGCCGGAAGGGCGATGAATGCCGGCGGTGACCACAGAAGCCGAGGTCTGCAACCTCGCGCTCGGCCTCATCGGTCACCGCCAGTACATCGATGACCTCGGGGAGCAGTCTGCCGAGGCTGAAGCCTGCAGCGTCTTCTTCGCCTCGGTGCGCGACGAGCTCCTGGCGAAGCGTGACTGGCACTTCGCCAGCGTCACCGCTCAGCTGGCGCTCTCGACCGAGACGCGTCGCGGGTGGGGCGTCTGCTACGTCCAGCCGGCCGACTGCCTTGAGCCGCGCGAAGTCGACCTCGAGAACCGGAACCCGGCGCGCGGCGAGCCGCCGCCCTTCGCGAAGCAGCTGAACGACGCTCGCTCCGGGTGGCTCATCTGCACCGACGTCGAAGAGGCGGTGCTCCGCTACACCGCGCGTCTCACCACGGTGGCGCTGTGGCCGCCGCACTTCGTGAAGGCGGTGGCGACCGAGCTGGCGATGCGCCTCATCGGCGCACTGCCGGTGAAGCGCACCCTCATGCCGGCGGCGCAGGTTGCGGCCGAAAAGGCGTACCTCGAGGCCGCAGCTGCCGACGAGAACTCCGGCCAGCGCGACGAGGAGCCTGACGCGGAGTGGATTCGTGTCCGCTGAGCGACAGACGTCATGGAGCGCCGGCGAGTTGCATCGCCACCTCTACGGGGCCACCGACTCGGAGCTCTACCGCCGCGGCGCGCGCACCGTCCTGAACTGGTTCATCAACCAGCAGGGCAAGCCGGTGAGCCGCCCGGGTACGCGGCTCATCGCGCAAGCGCGCAACGACTCGGTGGTGCTCATCCCCTTCGCCGTCAGCCAGACGACGGCCTACGTGCTCGAGCTCGGCGCGAATTACCTCCGCGTGCACGACCCGGACAACGGCTACCTCGGCATCGAGCTCATCACCCCATGGGCGGCCGACGCTCTCGCTACCGTGCAGTGGGCGCAGACCGGCTTCGTGATGACGCTGACGCACCCGAGCGCGGTGCCGATGGAGTTGCGCGCGCCGCAGCCTGGCCTCTCGGCGACGTGGTTGCTGACGCCCGCGCGCTTCACCCCTCCGGGCAACGCGCCCACCGACGCGCAATCCCTCGTGCCCGTCTTCAAGACGGCCGCCAACAACCTCGTGCTCGGGCCGATGCTGGTGGGCGGCGTGACGCTCTTCACGCTCGACGCGCAGCACCCGCCGCGCGAGTGGCGGTACCTCGTGTCCGTCATCTTCCGGCACAACCAGACCGGCGAAGAAGTCGAGTCGATGCCCGTGCAGGTCGCCGAGTACTTCGACGGCACCACGCGCGCCAGCGTGCAACCGCTGCCGGCGGACGGCCTCGTGGTGCTCTTCGACGACGCGCCCATCACGCTCCGGCACCCGAACTTCGGGCCGCTCGTCGGCTCGCTCAGCGGGTACTCGAACTGGGAGCCCGCGGGCGTCGTGTACTACCGCGGGCGCGGGAAGCTCTACGGCTTCATCGGCACCACGCGCTACGCGCAGGACTTCATCGACTTCGGCGAGGAGCCCGACTACGCGCGCCAGCCGCTGCGCGGTGAGGCGCCCTTCCAGACGGGCGGCGCTGCGTACGATGCGCGGCCGGTCGCCGTCACGTTCTTCCAGCAGCGCCGCGTGTTCGCGCTCGATCAGCGGGTCGCGTTCTCCGCCACCGATGAATGGGCCAACCACGACAGGCCGGTGGCGCCCTTCGCGGTCGCCACCTCCCCCATCGAGCTCGCGCTGGTGGCCGACAAGTTGGAGGCGGCCGCCTCCCTCGTCACGCACAAGTCGCTGCTCATCTTCACGGACACGTCGGTCTGGAGCGTTCGCGGCGCGGACGACCTCGGTGGTGCTGTGACGCCGACGTCGACGGTGCCGCACCTCGAGGACGGTGAAGGCGCGTCGCAGCTCAAGCCGCTCGTCATTCCAGGCGGGCCCGTCCTCTACGTGAGCAGCATGGGGAGCGGCGTGCGCGCGCTCGTGAAGAACGGGCAGGAGTACGTCAGCAAGGACATCTCGTGGCACGCCGCCCACCTCTTCGAGGAGGCGCAGATTGTCAGCTGGTGCTTCCAGCGCGTGCCCTGGCGCGTGGTGTGGGCGGTGCGCTCGGACGGCACGCTTCTCACCCTCACGCCCGGCGGTGATGGCCTCTGGGGCTGGGCGCGACACGAGACCGGCGCGCGCACTCTCGGCGGCGCAGAAGTTACCGACACGGTGCTCTCGGTGTGCAGCGTTCGCGTCGGGAAGGTCGACGTGGTGGTGATGGCGGTCCGCCGCGGAGGGCTGACGCTCATCGAGCGGATGTTCAACCGCAACCGCGTGACGCCCGCCACCGTCACCGACGACATGGGCGACGACGCCTTCGCGCTCGACTCGGTGGAATTCTTCGACAGCCTCGCCCCAGCAGCCGACAACGTGCTCTCTGGCCTCGGTCGCTTCGAAGGGCGCGACGTGTGGGTGGTTGCGCCCGGGAATCCACCACAGGGGCCGCTGCGCGTGCTCGGCGGCGAAATCCAGCTCGCTCCCTTCGACGTCGCCAACGACGGCGCCACCGTGTCGGGTGTCGTGGGGCTGCCCTACGTCTGCGACCTCGGCTCACTCGACTCGCCGACTGCCCGGCTCAACACGAAGACGGTGGTGAAGGTGGGCATCGACGTCGACCGCTCGACCGGAATGCTCGTCGGTGAAGACGACGCGCACCTGCTGCCCACGCGCGTGCGGAACGCGAGCGATGGCTTCGGGACGGAGACGCCGACCACCACCCAGCTGGTGATGACGGTGAAAGGCAAGTGGGCGCGCACCGGCCGGGCCTTCGTTCGCCAGGAGCGGCCGCTGCCCACCATCGTGCTCGGCCTCGAGCGCGAGCTCGAAGTCGGTGGCTCGTGATCATCCTCCCCGCCACCAAGCTGCACACGATTCAGCTCGCCCTCACGCTTCGCGAGGCCGACGTGGCGGAGGTGCGCGCGCTCGGCTTCGGGCGACTCGACGCGTGCTTCCTCTCGTGGAAGTCGAGCACCATCTGCCGTGCGCTGGTGCACGAAGGCGAGGTGGTGGCCATCGCCGGCGCCGCGGTCGAGCGCGATGGCGTGCGTCACTTCCCGTACCGCGCGCCGGCCCAGGTGTGGCTGCTGACGTCGACGCTCGTCGAGCAGCACCCGATGGCCTTCCACCGCGCCATGAAGCAGCTGCTGCTCGAGCTGCGCACCTACGTCACGGTGGCGTGGAATCGCGTCGATGCGCGCTACACCAAGGCCCTCACGTGGCTGCGCGCGCTCGGCTTCGTCATCCACGCGCCTCTTCCTCGTCCGACCTCGTTGGTACCTTTCCACCTCGTCACGAAGGAGCTGTGAATGGGTGCTCTGTCCGTCATTCCGGAGTCGTTCGCGAAGGTGCAGCAGCACCTCGAGAACCGAGAGGCGGCCGCCCAGAACATGGCCGCGTTCCAGCAGTCGCGCGACGCGGAGAACGCCAACGCGGTCGCCGCGCTGAATCGCGGCTCGCGTGCTGCCGGCGAGCTGAAGCAGCGGGGCACGGCCAGCGCCGAGGCGACGCGTGCCGCGTTGGCCGCGAGCGGCGTCGACACCTCGACGGGCACGGCCTCCGACTTGCTCGACACCTCCCTCTCAAGTCTCGACGCGGCTCAGGCCGTCAACAACGCGCGCGCCGATGCGCTGGGTCACCGGCGTTCCGCCCAGGCGTACACGCGCGAGCGCGACAAGCTGCGCCGCAAGTACCAGGACGGCGGCGTGACGGGCGGCACGGCCGACGACGAGCTCTTCACCGGGCTCGTCAGCAACGGCGTCGCGGCCGCGCTGAAGATGGGAACGGGAGGGTGAGATGGCTCCTCGAGTTCCCATCGAGTCGCCCTATGGCGACACCCGCCCGCTCCTGACGGAGCCCGACAACTCGGGTTCACGCATCGCCGGAGAGGTGGCGAAGGGCCTCGGTGCCGTCTTCGGCGCCGGCGAGAAGCTCATCGCCCAGCAGCAAGACGTCGACGCGAAGGCGAAGAAGGAGGCCAACGCGCTGGTGCTCGCCGACGCCAACCTCAACCTGCAGCTGGCCGTGCAGGAGCAGGTCGCGGAGGCGAAGAAGACGAAGGGGTTGAACGCGAGCGAGCAGCGCGCCGACCGGCTGAAGGCGCTGCAGGACAAGCGGAAGGAAATCGCAGACAGCATCTCGGACCCACAGGCGCGCGCGGACTTCCTCGAGCGCTCCGTTGCGCCCGTCGTGTCCGGCTCGCAGGCCATCGAGTCGCACGTGAGCAACGAATTCGAGGCCGCTCGCGGCGCCACGCTGCGCGCGCGGCAGGACCACGCGCTGGCCTTCTTCGAGAGCGGCGAGGGGACCGACGAGTTCAACCACCTCGAGTCCGACGTCGTTCGCGACATCCGCGACAACCAGCTGAGCGAGGAGCAGGGCACGCAGGCCGTCGCCGACTTCCAGAGCCGCGCGGCCTTCGCTCGGCTCAAGGGGCTCCTGGCGCGTGGCGATATCGACGGTGCCGAGGCCTTCCTCAATCGCGAGGAGGCGGTCAACGGCGCGGCGCGTCGCACCAACCAGGAGACGCTCGGCACCCGCTTCGACGAGGCGAAGACCATGGTGGAGCGTGCGCGGCGAGGGCGCGATCGCGACCGTCGAGTCGCCGATGGTCTGGAGCTGGTGGACGCGATGGTCGAGAAGTCGCGCAACGAAGACGGCTTCGTCGACGAGCGCGCGCTTCGTGACGGGCTCGACCTCTCTGACCTCGGCGACGCTCGCGACGACGCCCAGCGCCAGCTCGAGCTTCGCATCCGCACCGAGGACGGCATCAAGCAGGACCGCATCAGGGAGCAGCGGAAGGCCGTCGACCTCGCCGACCTGCACAACCAGCCCATTCCGGGCGCAACGCTGGCGTTCCTCGAGAAGTACGACCCCGGCTATTTGCTCGCCCGGAAGCGTCGCCAGGCGGCCGACGCGCGCGCGTGGATGATCGCCCGGCGCGGCACGGGTGAGCAGCGGCGAGCTGCGAAGGCCGCACAGGACGACCTCGATCAGCGCTGGCGCTGGTACGCCGAGCGTCAGCTGCTGCTCGACCCCTCGCGCGACGTCGACGAGATTCTCACCGACTTCACCAACCTCGTCGGCGACGAGAGCGGCACCGATGTCTCGGTCTCGAAAGACCAGGTGGAACGGGCACGCACGCGCGCGGTCGAGCTCACGCAGCGCGCCGACGCGAAGGACGCAAAGAGCGACGCCACCATCGCGCGCCGCTTCGAGTCGACGCTCCGCCGCTTCATGGGCGGGAAGCTGAAGAAGGGCCAGAAGGTGAACGAGTCGGTGCTCAACGAGCGCGTCGGCCGTGCTCTCGACTGGTACCGGCAGGAGCTCCAGAAGAACGGCGGGAAGCCGCTGGACGAGGAAGCGCTGGCCGGCCTCGAGGCGCGCATGACCTCGATGACGGCGAAAGAGGAAGAGGGCTTCTTCTTCAACAGCACCGTGCAGGTGCCGACCATCGACCTCCCGAGCGAGCCACCCAAGGAAGCGAAGGGGCCGGCCGACGGTGAGACGAAGACCATCAACGGCGTGGAGTGGGTGCGTCGAAACGGAAAGTGGGTCGCGAAGTGAGCCTCTCCGACGAAGAGATGTCCCGGCTCGAAGAGCTCTCGGGGAAGAAGGAACTCTCCGACGACGAGATGGGCGAGCTCGACGCGCTCGACCGCCGCGGCCGCACCGACCCCACCTCCGACTTCGCGCCGTCCGTCATCGGCTTCACCACGGCCGACGTGTCGAAGGAGGCGGCCGATCAGACGCGCCGGCTCCGGCAAGACCGCCTCCGCGCCGCATTCAAGGCGTCGCAGCTGACGAACGAGGACGACGCGGCGCGCACGGCCGCCATCTCCCGCTCGCTCGCCATCCCGTTCGACACGGTGAGAGCGAACCTCCCGGCGTTCAAGAAGACGGCAGAGGCGGCCGCCTTCGATGCCGACGCCTGGGAGCGCGACAACCCCCAGCTGGCGAAGGTGCTGCTCGAGAACCCCGACCTCGGCGAACTCGTGATGTCGTCGAAGGAAATCGGCCCCATCGTTCGCAACTTCAACCGCGCGACCGACTGGCTCCGCGACAAGCACGACGAGATGCTGCGCCGGCAGGTCGAAGAGGAGAAGGGCACCGCTCGCGAAGCAGACCGTCAGCTGCTGCAGAACGCGGCTGCATTCTGGAACTCGCTCGTGGTTGGCGACGAGAAGGCCAAGCAAGAGGCGAACGACGCGTTCCAGCCGATGACCCCGGAGCAGCGCGCAGCGGTCGAGAAGGAGCGCGTGGCACGCGACACGCCGAAGGCCACGGTCGAGCGCCAGGACGCGAAGAGCACGCTGCTGAAGAACGACGACTCGCTGGCGGCCCGCGGAGTGACCCTGCTCGTGCGCGGCATGGAGTCAGCTGCGCAACTCGACCTCTCCAGGAAGCACTTCCAGCTGATGGTTGCGGAGAACGGCGGCCCGGGCGACGTCGCCGACCTCCGGAAAGAAATCGCCGACGCTGAGCTCGAGGCCACGCCGCGCGCGTACGGCGACGACTCCGGCATCATGCGCGACCTCTCGGTCGGCATTCAGGGCGGCGTTTCCACCGTCCAGGTCGCGAAGCAGGCCGTCGAGGGCGCCGGCGTGGCGGGTGGCGTTGGTGCCGTAGCTGGAGCTGCTGCAGGAGCGGTGGCCACCAAGACCCCCGCCGGCGCGGTCGAGGGCGCGATGCTGGGCGCGAAGACGTTCGCCCCGACCGGCGCGCGCGTCGGCGCGGCGTGGGGCACGTTCAACCTCGAAGCCGGCAGCAGCTACAAGGAGCTGCGCGAACTCGAGACGGACGGTCACCAGCGTCTCAGCCCTGGCGAGGCGGCCGGCGGCGCCGTCGTGATGGGCCTTCTGAAGACCGGCCTCGAGCTCGTGTCCTTCAACAAGCAGACGAAGGGACTCCAGGGGCTCCTGCCGGGTCGGGTGAAGGACATGCTCGCGCACGACCCGACGTTCCGGCGTCTCGTGGGCAACCTCGCCCGCGAGTGGTTCGAATCGACGGGCACCGAAGGGCTCACCGAGGGTGCTCAGAATGCCGTCGACCAGCTCGGCGCCTACATCGCCGCATCGGCGAAGGACGACAAGCTCCAGAAGCGCGCGCCGGTCGAGATGCAGCAGGTGCTCGCGGACGCGGAGGCCGGCGCGCTCGGCGCGGGCCTCTTCGGAGCAGTGCAGTCCGGCCTGACGCTCGGGCTCACGCAGACGTCCGACTCAAAGTCCCAGGCGGAGCAGCGCCAGGTGGGGCCGCTCCTCGAGATGGCGAAGTTGCCCGCGGTGCAGGCCGCGCCCGGCGCTTTCGCGAAGATGGTGGAGGACGCTTCGGTCGAGAACGGCGGAGCGCCGGTGAAGTCGCTCTACGTCGACGCGCACCAGCTCATCACGTACTTCCAGAACGAGGGGAAGAACGGAGACGAGACCAACGCCGAAGTGACGAAGCTGCTCGGCGACGACGCGCCGGCGAAGCTGCTCGACGCGGCCGCCACCGGCGGCAAGGTCGAAGTGCCGATGGAGAAGGTGCTCTCCACGTGGGGGAACTCCGAGGTCGGCCAGGCGCTCGTCGAGGACACCACCACCGAGCCCCACGCGCTCACGCCGCGCCAGCGTGAAGCGCAGAAGGCGGAACTCGACGCGCGGACTCAGGCGCTCGTCGATGAGCAGTCGGCGAAGCTCGACGACGCGGCGCACCTGGACCGGCTGGTCGACGAGCACGTGCAGTCGCTCGTCGAGGCGGGCCGACCGCGGGCGGAGGCGTTGAAGTCAGGCGCGCTGATGCGCACGTTCATCGAGACCGCCATCGACGACGAAGGCGTCAGCGTGCGCGAGTTGTTCCCGACCGCTCCGTTGCTCTTCCACAGCGGCGACCAGGAAGGCACGCGACGTGCCGAAGTGCCGGCGGCCGCGGTTGACGAGCCGAGCGACGCGGAAGTGGCGGCCGAGCTCGGCGACGAGCCGACGGTGGAGGACTTCGCGCGCGGGCTCACGCCCGAGAAGCGCGCGGAGATGCTCTTCGTCGACGACGTGACCGGACTCAACACCCGTCGCGCCTGGGACGAGACGACGCGCACGCCTGGCACGCAGGTCGGCCTCGTGACGGTGCCCGACGTGAAGGGCATCAACGACGCACCGAAGGGCGGGCACGAGGTCACCAACCGCCTTCTTCGGCTGGTCGGCGCGAAGCTGAGCGAGCTCGCGCCCGGGCGCATGGTGGCGCGCTCCGGCACTGACTTCTTGGTCGAGACGCAGGGCCTGCCGGAGTTGGAGGCGATGATCGCCCAGCTGCAGGCCATCATGCCGAAGGGCACCCAGGCGCTCGGCTTCGTGGGCTCGAGCGTCGAGGACGCCTACAAGAACGAGAAGAGCGGCACGACGGAACGCCGCGCGCTTCCGAAAGGTGATGCGCGCCGGGTGCTCCCCCGCGGGCAGACGGCCTTTGACACCAGCACGCTCACCGACGAGTCCTTCCCAGGTGAGCCGGCGAAGCGTGGCGTCCCCGAGGGCGTCCAG